AGCGGAAGCCTCTGCCTCATTAGAAATAAGGGTTAAGGCATTAATTTCAGAATCGGAATCAGCGTTACCGCCCCCTCCTGCTCCTCTAAAGATTGTCATAAATTTCCTTAACTTAACGAAGAGGTGCTGTTAGCGGGGTTTAGATCAAAGGAATTAACAGAGCTCATGGTTGAGCCAGTTTCAGTTGTAATTCTAATTTCATCGCCATCTTCTAGAATTACATAGGCGTTTCCATCAAACTTTAGAAACTCTCTAGCTGTTATTTGGTAGGCATCAATAATTGTAATTTCTAAGTTTTTGCTTTTGTCATACCACCAAACACTCACTGTTTTGTTTGTTCCAGTGTGATTAGTAACATAGAGCAAATCCCACTGAGCAGAGTAGTTAGAAGGGACAGTGTAGACAGTGGTTTTCGTATTGGCTGTTAAAACATTGCCAACAGAAACTCGTCTCATTTCTCATCCTTGGTTGCTTTCTTAGGAGGAGCCTTCTCTTCTACAGGCGCTTCTACAACTTCCTTGTATTCGCTATGCTTACGCATTGTAGCAATTGTTTCTTCTTCTGTCCACTCATATACACAGCCTGTGTGAATGCATTTAAATTTAGCCATAATATTTCCTTTTTGTAAAGAGCCTTGCCCGTTATAAAAAGGAAGCTCCCGTAGGAGCCCCCTTTAACCAGTTTAAGCCGGAACGATCAGCGCAACAGCAGAGCCGTCACGCAGTTCTTTAACGCCGTACAGGGTGTCAGCAGTGAACAGAGTACCGAGGTATTCTTGTTTGTACTGAGTCTGTGAACGCACACCCATCTGCTCAACAAACACTGCGAAGTCTTTATGACCTAACAGGCAAGCCTTAGCAGCAGTGGAGCCAGTAGTGGATTCAGCATTGCTAGTCACGAAAACTGGCACACCATACACATTACCGATTTCACCATTACGGATGGTATTGCTACCACCTTGTTCACCCACGAAAGCCTGCTCAGTGAAACGAGCAATGCCCATCAGGGTGTTACGAGTGGAAGGAGGAACCATCAGGAAACGGTTGTCCATCGGAACATCGTTGTCATCCAAACGCTGGATGGAACGGCGGATAGCTGCATCAGTGAGAGCACCTAAACCAGTGTTGGCAGCAGCTACATAAGCTGTAGTACCATCAGCACCAGAGAAAGCAGCGTTATAAGCAGCAGTAGAACCGCCACCGTTAACAGCACGACCCAATTGAATCAGGGAGCTATCCACTTGACGAGCAAGGGCGTAACCAGCATCTTCAGTGTAGAAGTTGCGGAGCGAGGCCAGAGCCTGTGCTTCGACAATATCTTCAATCAGACGGCTATACTCGTAGTGCTGGTTGATGGTTACAACAACTTCGCTCTCAGTAGCTGCAATCAGCGTAACTTGAGCAGAAGCGGTTTTAACCGAAGCATTACCGCGAGTGGGAGCAGGAATGTGAACGCTGTCACCTTTCTTGCCTTTGAATGCCATCTTTTTAACCAGATTGGCGAGAACCAAGTTTTTCTTGTAAGTTGCAACAATTTCATCTGACCAAATTTCGGGGATGAACGTTGCGCCTGTCGTCGTTGTGACGTGATCTGTACCTAAAGCCATTTTAAATTTTCCTTTATGAGCGCGTTAGCGCGATTATTTAACCCGTCCCTCAGCATAAGCCTGACGAATTTCAGGCTCAAGAGCTTCATAGCGGTTTGGGTCGGTCATGCGAAGACGAATAAGGTCGGCACGACGATAAACTTTCCTTGGAGACTCACCAGTTCCACTCGTGTCTACAGAAGCAGCTTTCAAGCTAGCTTTTAGCACGATCGTGCTATCTTCTTGTGCTTGTGTTGCTTTTACACCACGAATTTGTTTGTATGTAGAAAGAAGTTCATCCGCAGCTTCAAAGTCAAAGGCTGAATCAGCTTGTGTATACATCTGCATACGCAAGTTGCTACCCTTCACCCAATTGATAAACTCACCATCTTGAATAACATCAGCAAAGTCGGGATGTTTCTTTTGGAGCATCGCCTGCGTTTGCATCTGTTTAAATTGGCTTGCTGCTTGTTTAGCTGCCAATACATCTGGGTGCTTATCCACTGCTTCACGAACGGCTTTCTTTGGGTCTTCAAAGAAGTCAATTTCGTTTTCTACTACAGCAGGCTCTTCTTTTTTGTAGAGGTTCTGTTTTAAAAGCTCATCTGCCAGCTTACGAACTTCTCCTACTTCCTGTGCTTGTCTACCAATCAGCTTCTCAGCCTCTTGGTGCATCGTCACAATGTCTTCAAGACTCTTGCCTTCATACTTAGAAGGAATCTTGCTTTTAGGAGGAGGGGCTTCTGCCGCCTCTTTTTGTTCTACAGCGTCAAATTCACTAGTAAACACTTCTTCATCAATAATTGCCATACCGTCCCTTTCATCCTGCCCATAAGGGTTTTAGGAAAATTTAAAAGAATGCTTTACGCATTTGCCTTTTGTTCTTGTTTGAGCTTTTCAGCCCGGTTGCGTACCCATTTATCCGCTGCTCCGGGGAAAGCACCTGTAATGCCTTCTAACGAAATTCGCGGGGTAGATACTATACGAGTTGCTTCTTCACCACATTTTTTACAGGAAATGGTTCGTAAGCTATCGTCTATTAGTTGCTCGGAGATGTGAGAATTTGCACACTTGAAGTCAAAGAATCTTTTCATTCTTGTAGCTCCTCGTATGCGCGTGCACACGCTTCCTTGCGGTTTAAAAGCAAGTTAAGAATGTCGAGCTGGCCTTGTCGATGAAATAATATTTGTGCATCGCTGACAGTTGACAGTTCATTAACTGTGTTTTTAAGCTGTGAGAGGTCTTCCATGAGCAGCTTCCATCCTTCGGTAGCCATCATGGAAAAGGTTTCCTCATAATAAAGTTGTAGCGTTTTATCCATTATGTTGCTCCAAATAATTAATCATGTTTTGTAAAATAGCAACATCTTCTAAAAGAAGTCCTAAAGCTGTATTACATTTTCTACACAATAAATCACGAACAACGCCTGTTTTATGGTTATGATCTACAGAAAGTTCTTTTAATTTTTCAGATTTATGATGCCTGTCTGTTTCGTGGTTTAAACAAATTTTGCAACGATTACCTTGTTTTCCAACTTTTTCTAAATATTCTTCTTTAGAAATGTTATATTTAGAAGTAAGTTGATTAAGTCGGTATTGCTCTTTGTTTTTTTCCATCCATTTTTCAGACCTTTTAACAGCACAAGGACTACATAAGTTTCCTTTTTTTTCTGCTAGTTTATGGTCTGTTGTTTTACAAACAGGACATGGTTTTCTTTTACGTTCAGGAGCCATTGGCTTTATCCTTGTTGTTTCTATGCCACCATTGTACCATTTTTACAACAGTTTGTCAAGCATTTTTATTCATTTGGAGCATGGTAATACGCTCATTTCGTATACTATCTTGCTCTTTTATGCTTAAATCCTTCTCTTTTAGCATAAGTTCAGTGATACGAGCCCGTCTTTCGAAGTCTTTTGTCTCGTTGGCATCGTCTAAGTTGGTTGCAAGGGCCGCTGTGAGCTTTGCTTGAGCCAATTGAGGAGCCAATTGAGTATCCATTTGGATTTGCTGGGCCTCTGCTGCTTGTTTCTGTGCTTTTGTCTGTAAATCAGCCGTTTGAGCACCAACCAGTTGCATCTGCATCTTTTCTTTCTCTTGAGCAGCCTGTTGAGCCTCTGGAGAGGGCTGGCTCATCTGATCTAGGGTTGCCATCAGCTCTGCACGATTAGAAAGGCTACTATTCGCCAAGATTCCCTTCAACAGCACAGGCAAGACAGGGGTGTCAGGGCCTAATGTTTGTAAAAGGCCAATCATTTGCTGCTGTTCATACTCTCGTGCCAACACCCCAAGCGTAGCTGTAGGGATAAAAGTCATGTCTACAGACGGATAACGCTCTGGGTCAAACTGCATATAGCGATAGGCAGCTTTGTAAATGAACGGAATCATGAAATCTTCTTGGAAGTTTACAAGGGTACGCTTGTACTTCTTGATAACACCCGCCATTGCCATAGACATGCCTTGGCCTTGTCCGTCCCGCTGAGTGGCAGAAGGCAAACCAGCGCTGTCCACTGTGCCTGTAGCTTGCAGCAGCATGCGCTCGAAGTTTTGAGCCGCAGCAGGAGCATCTTGGTTGCTTTGACCAAAGTGGAAGGGATAGATGATTTCTGATGGAGGGCCGTTGGTGAGCAGCATTTTACCGGGCTTCACCTCAAACTTAGCACCTCGTGGCAGGCGCGTAGCGTCCATAGCAACCATAGGAGCCGTTGTAAGGGCCAAGGAGTCCATGTGGGCACGAAGTTGACCATCAATGGCCTTCTGCATGTTGTAGGCCTTCTCAACCGTTCCTCGTCCATAGAAGCGTCCGGGAACTGTATCATCTTGATAAGCCACCACAGGCCTATCCTTCATCATGTAGGGGCTCTCTTCAGCCTTCAGGAGCTGGCTGTCGTTGGCAATAACAATGATTGCTTCCACCATGTCGCTATATTCATCAGCAACACTGTCTTCAGGGAATAAATCAACCACATCGGTGGTGTCGCCATTTAAAGCCGTGAGGTATTCACGAGGAACAAGGCCATAATAGGTGATGAGGCGTACCTTATCGTCTTGGTAGTAGGAAAGCTCTTGGGTGGGCTCTAAGTCGCTGTCTTCACCAGAAGTGGAAATATCCACCTTCTTGTAAATGCCCTTCTCCATACCTTCCACAATCTTGTGGATGCTCACATACTTCTCAATAGCTACGCCCATCGCCTCTTCAATGCTATCTGCATTGGGGTCAATAAGGAAGTTCTTTGGATTGACAGGCTTTAGCTTAACGCAGGTTCGCTCAGAGGCTTGTACTCCAATAGCTGCCATCCCTTGAATGTTGGGCATGGCTTGCGTGGCTGGTTTGTATTCTGTGTAGGAAGAGACAGAAATCTCACCAATACCAGTGCCATAAATCTCAGCCATCAGCTCGATGTGGTCGATGCTTTTCTTAATCTTGTCTCGCTTGAAGTCTTCAACCAGCAGTTGCTTGATGGCTTCCACATCCATCGGGTTGCCATCTACATCTTTGATGTCGTCTTTAATATCAAAGAAGTCGCCTTGACCAAAGATAGCCTCAATTACCTCAGCGTGGCGGGTTTCCACAGCCTGCTGCGTGGCAGGGCTAATGATGCGGCTACGCTCGCTCTCGCGGGTTTTGTCCTCAGAGGCCCACTGACCACGGAAGATGCGCTCATACTCCTCCCAATCAGGCAGGAAGTTAACATCGCGGTAGTCGCGCCATCTGTTTAAATGACCAACCACCCATTCAACGATTTCCTTCTCTTCGTTGGTTTCTTCGTCAAATACCACTGGTTTTTCTGTAGCCATGTTTATTTCTTCTTTTTAGGAGGAGGGGTGTGCGTTAAGGTTTTGCTAGACGGGGTGTGCTTAGCGCCGGTCATCAACACATTGCCTGTCTTGTGGGTAGCGCCTGTATAAACCTTACCAGAAGGCAAGTAATGTGTTTGGTTCTTCATTTCGATTTGTTTCTTTCTGAAATGTTCTTAGCCTTGGTCTTTGCATCTGCCTTGCTTGATGCTCCCCAAGCGTTAAGACTAAGGAGCAAGCGTGTGGGCTTCCCATCCTTCATCTCTGGGCCGGGCATGTTGCCCATCCTAGCCAAGAATGAGGCGCGTCTTGGGTTGTCTCCTGTTTTTACTGGAGCCTTGAGGTTCATGCCCTCTGCCTTTGCGCTTGCCCTACCCTTGGCATTTAAACCACCAGCGGGATTCTTTCCCTCTTTCTTCTGCCAAGCTGCTGTCATTTCTTCTTCTTCTTAGCTGTCTTAGCGGAATTGATAAAATCTTGCTTAGAAGGGGCTGCTTTAGAACCAACCTTGTTCATTTTCTCGCCGCTACCTGCTGCAATACGTTTTTGTTTTGCATTAATATTTGCGTATAAACCAGTTTTCATAAAAGCTCCTTAAAAACCAATAGTGATGTCCATAACTTCGTATTCTTCTTCATCATAATCTTGTTGATAGTTGCTTATGGCAAGCTGGTCAACGTAGGAAAGAGCATCCACCAAGTCATCGTGTACCCCTGCAGTTGGGAACATAACAAGCTGATCTTGGAATTCTTTCCAATCTTCTTCTTCATTAAAAGAAATCCGTCCATGTTCCATGCGTCCTTGTAATGACCAAACAACCCTGTCTGTTTTCTTCTTGTTTCCATGTGTAAGATCGTGTATGTGCGTATACACATTGTTCTTACGCATCAAGTCGGTGAGGTAGGGAAGCACAGCATTCTTTAACGAGCCTCGCTCAATGCCTGTGGCAATGGGCTTGTATTCCCTCACGGCCTTGAGGATGTGCACAGCCGTAGCCATAATGTCCCACCGGCCATGCTCAATCTTTTCTACCCACCAGTTTCCATTGTCTTCAATCTTGACAATGGCAATGGCTGTTTCATCTAGACGGTTCTTAGCGCTACCAGCATTCTTACCCACTTCCTCAAAGCCTGCCAAGTCGATGGCTATAACGTAGCTTCCTTGCTTAGGCTCTGGCTTTGTTTTAAACCATTCTTCCTTAAACACATCGCTGCCTGCGTTGTCGAAGGAA